GATTTGGCACTATTGTTTACATGGCGCCAGATTGCCAAGTTAAAAAATTCAACAAATACCAACTTGTTGATTCTTGATGAGGTTTTTGATTCATCATTAGATGGTGTTGGTACAGAAGAATTCTTGAAGTTAATTCATGAAATGGGTGCTGATACCAATATTTTTGTTATTAGTCATAAAGGTGACCAGTTGTTTGACAAGTTTAGGTCAATCATCCGGTTTGAAAAGAAAAACAATTTTAGTCAGGTAGCAAAATGAGCGAAATTTTTAAGTATAATACAGAAGAAGCAATACAAACGGTTGCACCAAAATTAGAACAACCTAATGTTTTTAAATTGGTGTCAGAGGAGCATCCAGTATTAAAACAATATTTGGAACTTTTTGACTTCAATAATCCTCCTGTTAATCCAATGGAGTTTGCTTCCACTTTAGTTGAAACCTGTAAATTACACCGAGGTATGGGATTATCTGCCAATCAATGTGGATTTCCATATCGAGTATTTGTGATGGGTGCTGAAGATCAATATGTGGCATTTTATAATCCAAAACTTTTAGAAGTAACGGAAGAAAAATCTCATGGAGTGGAAGGTTGTTTATCTTTTCCATTTTTGGCATTGAGAATTACTCGACCAGAATCCATTAAGGTTCAATACCAAGATTATACTGGTTCTTTAAAAGAGGCAACATTTAGTGGTATGTCTGCTCGTTGTTTTCAACATAAGCTTGACCACATGAATGGAATAGTGTATACTCAGAAAGTAAAACCACTAGCATTACAGATGGGTATACAGAAACGAAATAAATTAATGCGAAAGATTCGAATCAAATAATGGCTACACCAATTGAATTTGTAGATAAACAATGGGTTGAATGGCAGGAGTTAAATCCTACTTCTTCCTTTAAACACATCGATAAAGAACAACTTATCAAAATTGTTATTGAAGATTTGACTTATGCTTCTAAAATGGATGTTCGTGAATATACATTATATCAAAAGTGGTGTGAAGTAAAAGAAAGATATCCTGTAGAAGAGGTTTCAACCTTGTTTGGTCCTGAGATTCAGATGATTAGTCCTGAACAAAAGAAATTGGTTGATAAGGTTAAATCTAATTTTTGGATGCCAACTCAACCTGATGATTATGAAAAATTAAAGCCTGTTATGAAACTACATAACGGCGAATTGGCAGAAACGTGGAATGCCATTCGTACCTTTACTTCTACAATGAAGAATAATAGTAATATTGGTCGTAATTTATTTTATACAGTAGAAGATGAAGTTACTGGAAAATATCTTGGTGTTATCTGTATCTCCTCAGACTTTTTGGACTTGACTCCAAGAGATAAGGCAATTGGTTGGTCTAGAGATGTTAAGACACAACAAGGAATGATTAATCACACCGCAATTGGTTCTACAATCGTTCCATTACAACCCCTTGGTTGGAATTATATGGGTGGCAAATTATTGGCATTACTTTGCCTTGCTGATACTGTTCAAAAAGATTGGAAAGAAAGATATGGTGATACACTCGTGGGAGTTACTACTACTTCTCTTTATGGTAATACTAAGTCTGGCGGTCTATCTCAATATGATGGACTAGAACATTGGAACAAAATGGGATTCTCCTCAGGTTCCGTGGCATTTGAACCATCAAGAGCAACCAAAGCGATGTTATTTGATTGGATTAAAGAAACCGAACCTCGTAAATATTTTGAATGGTGGGCTGCTAAGAATCAACAAGGACTTCCACTCAAACGAGATCATAAGAATCGTTCATTAAATTTTGCATACCCTAAGCTTGGTATTCCAAAACAATTAATTCGTACTGAACATCAGAGAGGTATCTATTTTGCTCCTCTCTACAATAACACCAATGAATATCTCCGTAAAGAGATTGGTGAATCTGAACTGGTAAAATCGTTTGATACTAGTGAAGAGGCTTTGGCAAACATTTGGAAAACAAAATATGCTAAAGGACGTATATCAATGTTGAAGAAAAAGAATACCGTTTCATACGAAACTCTTTTTTATGATGACTTGATATACCTGTCTTGGGAAGAAACCAAGGCAAAATATCTACCACAAGTTGGTAGATAATTAAGTATACCACAGAATTACTTGACAGTAGTACTACATAATGATATACTGTGTGAACTTGCATGACGCAAGGATTTAATTTAACTATGATACAGGAGTTTTATAATGAGCAAGAATTTATCTGCTAAACAAAAAATGTTGGCCACCTTAAAGAAGTCTGAAGGTTACAACACATTCACAACCAAACAAGCACAACAACGTTTTGGTATTACTAATGTTTCTGCTCGCATCGAAGAATTGCGTAAAGAAGGTCATGTAATCTACACTAACAAGCGTACTCTTGAAGATGGTCGTAAGATTACTTACTACCGTATGGGTACACCAACTAAAGGTTTGGTCAAGTCCGCTTTGCGTGCTGGTTATTCTTTTACTGCCTAATTTAGGTTAGTCATAGGGAGTTCGCTGAAAGGCGACCTCCTTTTTTTATATTCTCGGAGCGACAATGGAAATTCAAATTAAAAAAGAAGATTTACAAAAGAAAAGCTTATTCGTTGCTACACCAATGTATGGTGGTGTTAACCACGGCCTATACATGAAAGCTTGTTTAGACCTACAAGGTCTTTGTATTCAATACGGCATTCAAATCAAATTCTCATTCTTATTCAATGAGTCCCTAATTACACGAGCAAGAAACTATCTTGTTGACGAATTTATCCATCGTTCCGATTGCAGTCATATGTTGTTTATCGATTCTGATGTACATTTTAATCCACAAGATGTTCTCGCTTTATTGGCTATGGATAAAGAAGTTTCTGGCGGACCTTATCCCAAGAAAGCCATTAAATGGCGTGCAGTTAAGAAAGCTGTAGAAAAGAATCCAGACATTGATGCAAATTTATTAGAAAAAGTTACTGGTGATTATGTTTTTAATCCAGTTAAAGGTACTGCACAATTTTCAGTAACCGAACCTTTAGATGTATTAGAGATTGGTACTGGATTCATGATGATTAAGCGTAATGTGTTTGAAAAAATGGCAGACGCATATCCTACGATTCGTTATAAACCTGACCATGTTGGTCAAGCCAACTTTGATGGTTCACGATACATTCATGCTTTCTTTGATACTGTTATTGATACCAAAGAATCTATTACAGGTGGTGGTTCTGATCGTTATTTGTCGGAAGATTATATGTTCTGTCAAATGTGGCGTAAAATTGGTGGAGAAATCTTCCTTTGCCCATGGATGAAAACATCACATATTGGTACATATCACTTTCAAGGAGATATGCCAGCTGTTGCCAATTATGTTGGAGAAATGTAATGGCAGAAGCAAACTACTCTACAGGCGATAAACTAGGTAATACATTTACGATACCTATGTCTAAAGAAATGAAAGAGTATAACGAAGCAACAAAAGGTCGTAAATTTGATGGTGGCAAACTAGAATATGGTTTGTTACCACCATTAGCATTAGAAGAAACGGTTAAAGTTTTAACTTTTGGTGCTCAAAAATATGAAAGAGATAATTGGCAAAAAGTACCAGATGCCAAGCGTAGGTATTTTGATGCCTTACAACGTCATGTATGGGCATGGAAACAAGGGGAACAAACTGACCCCGAATCTGGTATACATCATTTGGCACACGCAATGTGCTGCTTGATGTTTCTACATGAACATGATATAATGTATTCTAACGAGCAACAACTTAATAATGGAGAAGTAAAATGAAGTTATCAAATGAAACACTAACAGTACTAAAGAATTTTTCTGGCATTAACCAAGGAATTCAATTTAAAAAAGGCACTAAATTAACCACCGTTTCGGTTGGTAAAACTGTTCTCGCTCAAGCAAATCTTAAAGATGAATTTCCACAAGACTTCTGTGTTTATGATTTGAACCAGTTTTTGTCTGTACATAGTTTGTTTAAGGATTCTGAAATTGACTTTACTTCTTCTGACATTATTTTCAAGAGTGGTAAACGTAAGTCAAATTATCGTATGACTGCCAAAGAAATGATTGTTACTCCTCCCGAAAAAGAGATTACACTCCCGTCTGTTGATTGTGAATTTACTTTAACTGGTGAAGATTACGATTCAATTATTAAGGCATCTAGTGTATTATCTTCCCCACATATTGCAGTACAATCGAATGGTGAAGCAATCGAGGTTGTTGCCTTTGATGCTAATGATAATTCAGCACACACCAACTCCATTCAAGTTGGAGAAGGTAATGGTAAAACATTTAAAATTGTATTCAAAACAGAAAATATTAAATTGATTCCTGGTAGTTATGATGTTCAAATTTCTTTCAAGGGAATTGGCCACTTCAAAAATATCAAAGAAGATATTCAATATTGGATTGCTTTTGAAGCTAAAGAAACTAAATTAGGAGAATAATTATGCTAGTACTTTTTACTGATGCCACTACAGGCAACGCTATTGCTGTAAACCCATCCCATGTTGTTGTTGTTTTTACAAATAAAAGTGAAGAGGGTTTTGAAACTACAGTTGTTAATACTTTAACAGGAAATCTTTTGGTTAAAGAATCTTATGTTGATGTTATTGGTCAATTACAAGGTGCTCTATAATGCCAACGATTCAAACTTTGTTTGGAACCTTTGATGATAAACAACTTAAAGAACTGTTGGGTGCCATTACAGAGATTAATGAACACCAATATAACATTAAAGTTAAACAGAATCAGATTAAAGAGATTGTTGATGTTACCTTTGACAATTTAAAAATTCCTAAAAAACTTATTAAACGTATGGCCAAAGTTTACTTGAATCAATCATTACAAGAAGAAGTAGCAGAGTTTAAAGAATTTGAAGCATTATTTGAAGGTATTACAGAAGTTAAGTAATATCACTATGAAGTATTATATTATGGG